AAATTTAGAGGCATCTTTTTTCTCTCCGAATCTCAGATTTAATCTAGAAATATATATTCAAAGCGGTATTTACATCGGGGAAATGATGCGTGAACATTACCAATCTGGGTATATCCAATCACTAAATGCTTTGTTTTTTCTATTCTTAACTATCCTTTGTATCGTGCACACTTTACACTCATATGAGTATGATGATGGTATTTCTCCTCTATTCTTTCTAGTTAGATAATAATCAGTTATTAAATTCTTTACCTTACCACATACCCTACAAGCACGTTCAGATAATAGTAAATGCTCTATCTTTAACTGCTCATCAAAGTCGTCAAAGTCCACTTACCGATAATCCCACATATAAGAACGGTCTCCGTATTCATCAGTATGCCATCTATCTCCATCCTCATCAACAAAACTTTCTGACTCTAAACCTGTTTGTATAAAACCAAATGGTGCCATATCCTGCTCAATTTGATTCTTTTGATCCTCATAAATTCTCTTTCTAATGTCATTATCTGACATTTCCTTAAAATAATCCTGATTAACCAGCCATGCAAATATAACAAGGCACATTGCCAAATCATCGTTGCATCCTTCTTCTGCCTCAAATGAATTATGTCTTTGAGCAAATGTAGTTAATTCTGAAATAATTTCATAGTCAGTAGTCAATAATTTATCATCTTCAATAATACTCTTAAGGTTAGAACAACCCAACTTCTTAACTGCTGCTGTCATTCTTACACCAAGTTGAGTTTTCTTACCTGAAAATCCCTGTCCTACTATCTGACCATTTCTACCTCTCATGGATGCCATTAGGATATTTTCATATTCTAAATCATATTGCATAATACTAGCAACCTGATCTCCTATGTCATTTACTTCTATTAAAACATAAGCATTGTTATATCCCTTCGCAACATCAAAAATAATATTTGGGAATAACATAGGTTTGATTTCATTATTCCTATACTTCGCAACTACTCTATACGGAAACTCTGTAGTATCAAAGACTATAAAAGCAGAATAGTCATTACCCATTCCCCTAGCAACGTCAACTGTAATTATATAATTATGGTCTTCTTTAGCAGTTTCGTAAATATCTAATCCAGCATTTCTCTGTAATGGTTCGTCATAGACCATAATCCGCAATTTAGCAGGATTAATTAGCGTATTAACCGAACCTAAGAACTCACATTCAAACTCAACCTTGAACTGTTGTTCTGAAGTGTTAGCGATAGTTTGTGCTTTCCAGTCAGCATCCCTACCAGGAACCTGTGACCAATGTACTTCTGTATGTGTATATTCGTTCTTACCTCTTTCAGCATCGTGCCAATATCTATAGAAATGATTCATCCCGTGAGGGGTAGATACCATTATTACTTTCGTTGATTTACCAGAAGTAATAGTAGGATAAACACTGGCAAAGAACGACTCAGCAATGTGATTCGGGACGAAAGCGAACTCGTCGAGAAAGAGGATGTTAAACGACATACCTCGGACAGCACTTGCAGACGTAGAAGCAGCCAGTATCTTTGATCCATTCTCCAGTTCTAAACTACCTTTATTCCAGGATATTATACCCTGCTGCATCCATTTAGGCAAATTCTCATATGCAGTCTGTAATCTGCTTAACAAATCTCTAGCAGTTGCTGCTTTGTTAGCAAGAATACCAATATTAGTACTATCATTGAATACAGCATAATGTAACAGATAAGATACAGACGTAGTAGACTTACCAGTCTGTCTAGGCATCTTACATATATTAAATCTATGTTCGTGGAAGTTTCTAATTAACTTCTCTTGGAAATCATAAGGATGGAACTGTGTTAGTCCTTCATCCAAAGAAACAATCTTTATATAATTGTGAGCAAAGTATACTGGATCCTTCTTACATTTAATAAATTCAATGACTTGCTCTTCTGTAAATTCATGAGAAGTATTTGCCTTTTTTAAAAGCGGGTTACCAAGATAGATTTCATCAGACATCTAAATCTTTCCTCCAGTCTGAATGTTCAGCACCTTTTACAAAAGTAGGAACTAATTTATCTGGTTTAACCAAATCAATTACTTCAAATGCTAGATTACCATCAGCATCATTTACCTGAATACTATCTTCTTCCCAAGGTGTATTGTTATTTGTCATTGTTTAAAAGTCCATCCTTAAGCATTTTAGATAAATCGGAAGTTGATCCAACAAATACTGCGTTATTAGTAACTTGTGTTGGTTTTCCTTTATCCTCGTCAATTTCTTTAACTTTCTTTTGAAGTTCCATCAACTTATCAGTTGTATCAGCAACTGACTTAATAATCTGTCCAGCAACTTCATATGCTCTTGGACTTGCACTCTCACCAGCAAGTTCCATTATACCATTAAGTGATTCCTGTCCCTTCTCTATTAATGAATAAAGATTGCTCCTTGTATATTCATAATCTTTATCAACATCATGAGTAACATTTGTAAGAGCATCTTGTCTCTTTAAACATCCACCTTCTGGTGTATTACTAACTTCAATATTACTCTCAATGTTGAGTGCATTGTCAATAGGTTCATAATTAGGCATTTTCTTTATACGTCATCTTGTTGTGTTGCACTATAAGATTTAGAATCATTGAAGAATGATGATGTTTCACTAAATCCAAAGTCATCTCCTGGTGCAGCAGTAATTGGATCTGGTTCAACAGTGTACCTCATTTCTCTCTTAGCTTGTGCTGTATTGGTATCCATAGCAGTATCGACAATAACTTTCTTGATAAGTCCTTCTGAAGATTCTGCGACAGGTCCAAATAGATAGGTTTTTGCTGAAAATCTTATTGTATATATCAATGCTCTTCTTGTAGCATAATCTCCTTCATAGTCATCCTGGAAGGAAATATTATCTAAAACAATAGGAATATCTCTTTTTTCACCAATTTCTTTAACTAAATCTATCGTTAAATTAAATGATGGTTGGAAATAAGGAAGTATCTGTTCTACAATCTGTAAAGCATCATCATTTAATTTTGACATAATACTTAATTCAAATCCAAGATTATATGGGACAGGCATATAAACCTTCTTTAACTTATTATCTCTACTATCAACTGCTTTAAATGTTTGGGTAATACCAGACTTTCTGGTTGCATCATATGTAATATCTGCCATCTCAAATGACATTCTTGGTAATGTTATAGCAACCATCTTATTTAAATCTGGTTGTTGTTCCAATCTTGCTAGAAACTTCTGTGATGGTCCATATGCCAATGGAACCTTCATTTCTTGTGCAGTTAAACCTTCTTGAGTTTGATGTTTAACCCATATATTGTTAAACAAAGTACCAAAACCAATAATGGTTTTTCTTATAATTTCGTGGTAGTAATATGTTCCTAACATTAGTATAAACCAAAGGGATTAGTTTCAGTGAAATCAAGAATCTGATCCGCATCAAATTCAAAGTCTTCGTTCTGAGAATATTTATCTGTAGTAGTGCTTGCTGTACCTGGAACTGAAAGTTCATAATTAGCACCAGATTTCATTCCAAGTATCCTTTCTCCATAAGAGAATGTTCCAGTTTGAATGCCAACTTGAAGAATTGCAGTATCTTCATTCCAGTTCTTAACCCTAGCAGCAACATTGGATATCTGTCCAACTACTTCTTCATTGAACCAGAATGTCCCAACTCCAACTGTAGCAGCACTACCAACTGTAACTGTTGGTGGTGAGAAGAATCCATAACCAGAATCAAGGATATAGAATCCTGTTATTGGTTGAGATGATGCTGTACCAACAATTGGCATCACAGAAGCTGCTTGATTTGGAGTTAAAGATGGATTACTTATTGTTACACTCGGAACATGATCATAACCCATACCATGTTGAGTTATTCTAATTTCTTGTATACCCTTAGAATTTAAAGGAATAACCGAAGCAGTAGCAGCAGCACCTACTCCTCCACCTCCACTAATGGTTATAGTTGGTGCAGTTAACCCATAACCAACACCCATATGAGTCATACGTATATACTCAAGTGAGGTGATATTATTTCTTGTTGTAAGAATACCAACACCAGTAGCAGTTGTTCCACTACCTGGTAAAGAACTTGGTGCTGAGAACGTTATTGTAGGTGCGCTGGTGTATCCAGAACCATCTTCATTTAAGAAGACTTGCTCAATTGCACCATTACCAATAATAGCAACTGCTGTAGCATTAACTGCTTCCTTAGTTAATTTTAAATCGGTAATATGTCCAAGATCTTCAACCTTTCTATCAATCTCGTCGATAGAAGTGTCAATAACTTCATCTTCATATTCAAAGAGTTCACATTCAAGTTTATAAACATAATTCTTACCTAACTGATAGAAAGGATCTTCATGTTCTACAAATTTAACTTCAAATAATCTATTTCCTAATGGGAAAAATACTAAATCACCTTCTCTAGGTCTAGTGTTTATTAGTATCTCATCTTCAGGCATACCTTCCATAAAAGGAGCAATGAAATCTTCAAATCTTTCTCTAGAAATCGATAGTGTTAATTCATCCTTTAGAGACATACCAAATTTGGTCATGATATCACCTTGTCCACCATAACCATCAAAAGTTTCTACATATGCTTCCAATAAAAAATTATCATCAAATTTAGATCTTTCAAGTTCTTCAAAAATAGTACTTCTGTTTACAATCTTTCTTGGAATATAATTTACTTCTACACCATAAATTTTCAACTGCTCATTAATGAGCGATTGTACTAAATCTTGTTCTCCAGGAGAACCTTGTAGAAAAAACGGATTAAGTGCCATTATCCAATCATATCTAATGGTGGAAGTTCATATTCAGTAGACATTCTTTCTTTAATGTCTGCCAAATCTTGTATTGCATCATCATAAATTTCACGTCCATTAAGTTCAATACCACCAGGTAATTTGGTTCCTTTAAACTTAATTAGATTTTGTCCCCACTGCCTCTTAATAAGTGCAGTCAAATACTTCTTAACGAAACTATCATTATATGCTCCTGCAAATGCTTCAGGATCTAATGCTCTATAACATTCAAGAACTATAAAATCACCAATTTGTTGAGCACCCCAATCCAAATCCAAATATAATCTATCCTGTCTCTGATTAAATCTCAGTTGCTTATCTGTTGTGAGTAAATGATCAATATCTTCCAGATAACTCTTCGTCATTGCATACTGCAATAAATTAACCGAATTGAAATAATATAAGTCATTCAAGAATAACTGATACTTTATACTAAACATTCCACCAGAAATGGAGCTACTATCAAATTTAAATACTTTCTCTATCCCAATTACTGCATCTGGAACTTGTATAAAGTTGGATGTTTCATACCAATTACTGGTTGTAGTTCCATATCCACTTATATTAGTTGATGTAGCAGTTGTAGTTACAATCCCAACACCATCAATACCTTTTGCTTTTCCTCTATTAATATCTTCTTCACTAAGCTTGTACTTCATGTACATCTTTTCGACACCATCAAAATGCCTTTCGTTGAAGTACTGGAAAGTATCATCTACTAAATCATCAATCTGATCATCATCAACGTTAATTTCCAAGACAGGAGCACCTAACTGTCTTTTACAGTAATCTACAAGTTCCAGTCTTGTGGTTGGTTTAGCCATTAGAATTGTTGAGAATCAATGTTTGCTGCGATTTGCTTTTTAGTTCCTCTATTTTTCCTCTCCAGTTTTTTAGTTAAATCTTCCACTTTTTCTGTTAATTCTTTAACTAGTTGACTTAATGTAGCTTGTTTTGCTTCTAGAGCAACAACTTGTGAGAATAAATCAAAAGACTTTTGCTGATATGTTATTATCAAATTTTTATAATCAGTTTCATTCATGGGTTCATATAATAAAAAAGG